GATGCAATGAATTCAATTGCGCGCGCTGGCTTAATCATAATTTTTGCATAAAGAACGTTTTGATCGATTAGATCTGGTGTAGTCGTGGTTTCATCAAGAATCAATTTATATTCGGTAATACCGAACCTTGTTTGAACATTCGATAAGAACGGCTCAATCAACCCTGTAAACCTGTTCCAAGTTTGTTGTACATTTTGCTCGAAGAGTACTTGTGTCGATAGAATCGAAATCTGCTTCTTCATGAAAATGACCAATCTGCGGACATTAATTCTGTCAAGGGCGCTTTGGCGCTCTTGGAGAGTCTTTTGTCCGAACAACACGATTCCAGAACTTGGGAAAGATGCAATCGGGTTAATATTGTATTCATACAGAGTGTCGCGATCTTTTGATGTCAGCTTTTCTGTTATTCCAGTGATTGGGATACCAGCAGCACCTTCGGACAAGCCACCTCTGTTGAATCCAGCCGGGGCAAACCATACATCTGTTTTGGCCTCGGAACTAGCCAAGACACCAAGAACTGCAACAGTTGGTGGAATCCAGAGAAGTTGTCCTGTTTCATCATCGCGTGTTTGGACCCATGGATAGAAAGTAGCTCCGTATGAAGAGTCAATTCTTCTGTCACTGAGATCTAAGGAGGCTCCCAGCGGGTTTGTGCCCCGCGTTTCAGTTACGTCACTCTTATAAGATTCGTGAGTTGGTATATAAACATTTGGAAGGTCAATAAGACCCAAAGAGTCGCCTCTTTCTTCACAAACATCAACAATGTGACCTGTTAGTCCCGGAAGTGTTAAGCCGGGAACTGTCAAGACATTCATGTCAACAAACTCAGGATCAGTCACAGTGTCAATTGCACGTCGAAGAGTGTGGAACACATAGTTGTTCTTTTCGGTCGATGTGCCATCCGTCATAAGCGAGTTGGCGAAAGGATCTGGAACTGTAATATCCACTCCATCAAAACCACCCCAGAAAGGCGCCGTGAAGCGATCATAGCCGGCATTCAGAAGAGATGTGTACGAACCAGAAGTTTTTGATGTTCCTGCTTTTCTAGAGCCAGAATCGTATGTATAAATACCACTAGCTTCCTTGATATCATCCATTGAGAAGATATACGACCATGCGTTAACACCCTTAACCGTGAAGGCGCCTGTTGTTGGATCATCAGGGAATCCGCTATACCACAGTCTTCCATAATCCTGCAACCCTCTTGTGGAGCGCGTGGAAGTTTGAGTTCTTGAACTAGCAAGTCCAAAATAGGCATTTGTGGGATCTTTTAAACCACCGTCAGTAGCGTTGATCCTAAGCGAAGCCGTAGCAAATACTAGCGTTCCGGACATCTGTGATTGGAACTGACCGCCTTCATTTGCAGTTGAACCAGAACACACAGGTCCTAACTCTCCGTATTTTTGTGCATAGTTGCCCTTGTTGAACGAGCCGGTTGCAACATTAGAAACATTAAGCATTACATACGCATCTGTATAAAGGTCGGAGTCAATGGAGCCTGTGAAAGTTAGTCCGTTGGGAACAGGTGGTCCATAATAACCAAATGGAAGCAGTGTCGATTCGCTGGCGCCAGCTTTAACATCTTCATTTAATTCAACGTAAACGTAAGCAGAATTATTTGGATAATCGCCATATTCTCTAAGCCGTTTCTCGGCCTGATCCCACTGTTGATACTTTGTACCAATCTTGCGTCCAACAAAATTTGGCGATCTTGGATCTAAGTTTAGATTATCGAATCTTTCAAGAACCTGCACTTTCTGATCAGTGTCAGTAAGAGTTCTAATAACAACGGAGAAGCTTCCAAACTCACTATTTTTGGAGGTTGATGTTTTAATTCTCTCAATGGAAACTTTGGCGTTGTCGCTGAGCCACGCACCATGTCCGCGGCCTTTAAGGCGGAAGAGTTTTTGCATGTTTTGTGGTTCATAGTTACCTGCGGGTCCGAGATGCTGCCCAATAAACCATCCGGCTCGGGCTTCTGTAGATGCTTGTCCTTTCATTTTGTTTGGCTGCTCAGTGGTAGCAGTTGCTAACGTACCGCCCCCGAAACCAATAGGATAGATAGCACCCACCAATCCACCGCTAGCTTTACCTGCAGCTCTCAGTGATTGTTCGTAAGTTTCTCCAAGCCAATAGTCTCTTTTGAGCCTACCGGGGAAGTAGTTTGATGCTGTTGTATTGTTTAACTGAGGGTTTGTGTTGAACCGTTTACGAGCAAAGTTTTCGCTGCCATCGTCAAAATTGAATCTGACTTTCTCTTCCTTGGAGCCTGAGATGATAACCGTAAACAATCCATCTGAATCGGTTGAAATCGCTGTGGCCAGTCCAACGGCAGTCATGTACTCTGTAGATTTGTTGCCGAGACCCGGATAAACAGCGCCACTGAGCTGAATTTTAGCTTTTGCCGTTCCATCGGCGCCGGGGTTATTTAAATACCAAATTGCTGCAAGGTGTCCGCGACCTAAGTTTTGGGCCGCGGCGGTGCCCTCGGTGAAACCGGAGCCAGAGGGAAAAATAAACAATCCAAATGCGCCGCCATTAGCTGCAGCCGGATCGTTCATCTCATTGGCCGTGCCGAGGGGGTACCCATCAGTGCTCCACCCTGCTTGAGCAGCGGCTGTGCCGTCATTACTGGAGTGTTGTTGTCCCAGAAGACGAATGTATGTAAGAGGTGCCACATTCGCACGAAGGAAGGCTTTCGCAGCGTACGTGCCGTACATCGGTGATTGTAAGTTGCCATCACGATAAATATCTCCGCCGCCGGCGCCCGGTACCGTATTACCAAACGTTTTAACATAGTCTGAGTATGATCCAACCTTTACTGGCTGCATAGCCAAGCCTCTTCTTGATCGTCCGATAACAACTGGTCCGATATTTTCTGCATCGGCTGGAATAAAAGAGTCGTCTATCTCATTGATAAACACTCCGGGCGATACAAATTTAAAATTCTTTACTGACATTACGTGTCCCTCTCTATAGTATAATGCTCTAAATGCTTGCGCAATCAAAAATAAATAGTATTTTTAATCCCAAACACACTTCAGGAAGTGTTTTAAGAGCCAAAAAAGTCGGGATCACCGGGGCGGGGTACCCTTTCGGTAGGATACGTAACCTCCACCATGTTCTCATCTATTCTAACAATTGGTCGGTCGTCGTTCTTACCTTCACCCATTAAGTATCCTAAAACTCTCAAATTAATTTCAGATGTATACAATCGCGTGTCCTCATTTAAGTTTGATACGTTATTGTTGTGTGTAAAAGTTTGATCTATAAAAGCTTCATAAAGATGTCCATTTCTTTTCATAACAAAAGCGTTGATTTGTCCAGTTTTGGTCATAAAGGGTGTCATGAGATCGTTCATCTGTTGCTGGTATTCCGTTTTAATTACGATTTTGTAATCGACGTTAATATAAACAGGGATCGGAATGGTTAAAGTTTGCACAACGATCTTTTTGTTAACTCTCCGAGTGTTCTCTTGATTTGTCGGCAAATTGCTTCTATTGCGATTAGCTTTAACAACCGCAAAATTGCGAGTTTTATCTTGCTTTATTCTCCGTCCAATAACTATTCTTCCGGTGGTGCCATTAAGAGAGCGATTTTTGTCCTTTGGTTCGCCGGGCGAAGAATAAGTGTGAGCTTGGTAGCCGCCTTTTCTGGCCGGGTCTTTCGTAATGCTTGTGCGTTCAACACTCACAATGGGAAGAGTTAAAGCACCATTGTCATCTCTCAATTCTTTTTCATTTTTAATCTGGAAGGCTCTTTCTGGGCTTTGCCACAATACGGGTACCTTGGTAAACCCCTGATTGGTCATAGCCATTAAAGCTAAGTCTTCTTTCATCCACGACATAACAGAATAGTCAATATTTTCAATATCAGACGCCAGCATTCCCACTTCTTTCAAAGTTAAGCTACCGGCTTCCTCTGGAAGTTGTGCAAAATCAAAGTTATCAGGTAGCATCGAATAATCCCTTTCTTGCGCGCTTACATGTTGCAGCAATCTCAAAAGTTTCGTCTACTTGACCAAAAAGTTTGCGAGGCTGTGAAAGCTTGGTAATTTCATAGTAAATATTACCATATAAGACAAAATCGCCTTCCCTAACATATACATCCTGATCTTCTTCTAACCTACGTTTGTGAAACTGGACGGTGATTTGAGAAATTTTATCAATTCCGGCGTTTTCCATATAATGTGTAGACTCATCATCAAACTTAATAAGAGCATAAACACGAATTGGGGGTAAAAACGTCTTTTTCATAGCTTCGCCGTACATGTCGTGAAATTTTGTTGTAGTCATGTCGATCGAATAATATAATATCTGTTGTCCGATTACCTTTTCTACAAGCTCATCATTTACTTGTTTGACAAGATCGCGCTCTTTCTTGCCTAAAAACAAGGGCGGAGGAGGGGCGCTAGGTTTTGACCAATTGTTATCGTCTGACATTTACTCTCTCCTACCCCACAAATATTGGCAATGGCGATCTTCTTAAAGTTTCCTCCGCTGCGGTAGCCTTTTCTTGGTCTTTCTTGGCCAATTCTGGGTATTCTACCTCTTTCAGCACTTCAGTCAACTTATCTTTAAGCTGTTGCTGTTCTTCTTTAGCTTGACTAAGGAGTTCCGAGTGATTTAAAGTTACGCTCTCGCCCGGAATCGGAATTGTTGTAAATTTACCACGAATTTGTCCCAACATCTCTTTGCAAAGAGCGAGAGCATATTTTCTGATCCACTGTTTGCCAATCGCGTTAATATTCTCATATGGAATATTATCAAACGGTAATGTATTGATGTTGTTGATACCTTCAATGCCGGTATCAATATCACCCTCTTCTTCAAAAACACTTGATTTGATTCTAAACTTAAACCACACCCGATCAAGATAGCCTGCAAAGTTGTCACTACCTCTTGGGGTTGGATACAATCTCAGCTTGTTGTTAATGATCTCATATGAATAATGCGAAACTCTCGTATATAAAGAATCTTCGTACATAATGGCTTGCAATTTATTTTGCCAAGTTGGTACGATTTCAAAAGTTGTATCATCAGCGTACTGACCATACGTGTTATAGTTACCAACCACGCCGATTCCACCATAATAGCCATAGAAACGCCACATTGCAATCGGTGAACGATAAAAAACTCTATCTACAATAATTCTCTTATCTGTTACCTTTCCTGCATATGGGACTGCTTCGCTATTGTCGTTAACACCTGAAGCAGATGAGCTAGAAATGATTGTTTGTAGGTCATAATCCTGTTGGTTTTGTTTCGTTGTGAACGAAGCCGAATATATTGTTGTTGTTCCACCAACGCCAGCCATTGTCGACATACCATCGCCAATTCGATTTGTGTAATTAGCTTCAACACGCGGAAATCTAAGACTAGCGCTAGCGGGCCCAGATGTACGCTGACCTAGGTGATTAAACGTACCAGTGACATCGCCCAGTGCGTCCGAAATGACATTTTTGCCCTGATGAAGATTGAATATGTATGAATATTCGAGTACAGCTTCTTCGTAGGCTGCATATACATTAGCTGGTGTAAGCTCGATATCGACAACATCGCCACCAAGCTTCTTATAAACATAGGCAACCTGATCAGCGGCGCCGCTTCGGAATGCTGCGGATCCAGTGTACATTCCGAATGGTACGGCATCTGATACCAGTTCGGCTGAACCGGTAGATGTTAGTATAATTGCACTTGTTTGCGATTTCGGACTTAAGTTTGTAGGCACGCACGGACCCTCCTATTAGGTAAATAGTTGATCGTAACCAAAGATAAAGACTTATGCAATATATTTACGAAGTCTTCTTAGTTGCCTTGGTTTTTGCGGTCTTTTGGGGCTTAGTCACCTTTTTAGCAGTCGTAGTTTTGGGCGCTTTTGCTTTCAAAGTCGAAGTGGTGCTAGTTTTTGTGTTTTTAGCCACTTTTGTTGTTTTTGGTGTCGTTTTGACCTTTGGTTCAATTGTTTCTGCTTTTAAAGTTTCGGTGATGATCTCTTCGGCCTTAACAACAGGCTCTTCAATAACATCTGCTGCACTCTGGATGTTGTTTGCCTCTTGTTGAGCTTGGGCTCGGGCTCTTGCTTTAAGCTTTAAAGCCAATCTTCTACGTGGGTTCATGATATTTCCTCTCTATAAAACATGTAACACTAAATAGTTACAAAATAACAAAAGCGAAAATCTGGAAAAATTGGCTCCGAAATTTTTTGGCAGATCTGCGTTTTTAAAAAGAAAAACCCCCTACCAAATGGTAGGGGGAAAATTGTATAGATAAAAAATCTATTTTATTAGTCAGCAATAACTGCTGTTCCAGATGGATTTCCCTGCGTGAGCGACAAACGCGCATCGACAGTCCAAAAGCCATCGTCGAGACACCAAATATCGATGACATCGCCGGTGTTTCCACCCAAGGTGGCGCCTCTGTCTCTCAATTTAAGATGGTCTTGTGACGATCCTTTAGCAACAGTTTGACAAGAACTCTTATCATCAGCACCCCCAGCTGCTCTCACGACAACAACTTTGCCGTAAAAGGTATCAGTGCCAGTAGTTGCAATATTTTGTGCGTGGTTAGAACCCACCACTAACACAATTTTAAAATGCATGCCTACTTTTGCTGCTGGCAATGTGATATTATGTGTGCTTCCGTGTGTCCAAAAAACAGTCGCACCAGACTGGCTGTCTGTAAGCGTTGTAGCTGTATTGTTAACGTGAACAATTTGCTTTTTTTGAAACTTCATTTGATTTTGGTTATCGTTGATCAAAGCTTTTACTCTGGCCAACCCAACTCTTTTACTTCCCATGTTTAAAACCCTCCATTTATAATCATGTCAAAAACATATGGTTAAGACCATGACGGTCTCGCCTATAAATAGTCGAAAAAGTCTTTACAAAATATGGCAATAGCATTACGGCATGCGTTTCTGCGGTTATTATAAACAATATATGTCAAATATTTATTTATATGCCCCCACAAACAGGAAAGCCCTCGTCAAAAAACGAGGGCTTTACACTGAAGTGTTTTTACTCTATCGCTTAGCTAGTCTTGCCAGCTTCACCTAAGAGTCCGCGTACGATAACAAGACCATACATATCAGGACGCACCATCTTCTTCGCGTAACGAGTCATCACGCCCTTACGAGGCACGAAGTCTTCTGGTCCGAAGATTGTAGGTGTAGTTTGCAGTGGTACATATGGAGCGTACACATATCCGCTTTCAAGGAAAGAGGAGCCGCGTCGACCAACGAGAACCACGTTGCGGAGGAAGTAAGGATCAACGATAACGTCGAACTTCTTGCTCAGCGAACCAACATTGACTGCTCCAATGGAACCAGTTTCATCATCGGCGGTTACGTTAGCACGGAAACCAGCGGTGAACTCAAGGATGTTAGCAACTTCAGGTCCGCAGACGACAAAGTTAGCTCCACCACGCAGAGTCTTGCGATGGATTTGTGCAGACACATCGTTGATAGTTTCAACAAGAGTCTCGTACCACTCAGATACTGTACCAGTGAAGTCAGGAGCAGCAGAGCTAGCACCAACCTCGGTACCATTCACCTTGTCTAAGAATAGACCGGGCGCACGGGACCAGTAGTAGGTAGCAGCAGTTGCACCGTTAACAAGATCAGCAACAATCTCACGATCAATTTCGAGAGCAATTTGCTCCGAAAGGATGCTGGTCAACTCAACTTCTGCATCAAGGTTGTGGTAGGCGTTAAGGTCTTGACCTAACTCCGGAGTCCACTTAGCCTTGAGCTTCTTAGTTTGAGCGGTAACAGCGATGCTGTCGACCTTG